TGACACCAAAGGTTTCTTTGATGCACAGGCAACAATACAAGACACTAATATCAATCAATATCTTGATAAATCCTTACAAGATCAGTTTGGAGTCTTGTTTGAACAAGCACAAGGACAAACTATGGAGGATATGATTAATGCCCAATACATCGATTGAGTATAATGGACTTAAATTTACTGGTGGTAAATTTTTCATTATCATATCTCTTATAGGTACAATCATAGGTGGTGGCTGGACAGGGTATAAGTTTTATGACGATTACCTTGATATGAAACAGCAAGTACAAGACTTTGTTGCACCTGACCTTAGTGGTTTTGATAAAAAGATTGAACTAGCTGAAGCTGAGATGGACAAAAGACTTCAGTTGATAGAGCAAGAATTAGATATGATTAAAGGCGAGATGTCTATGATCCTTGAAGAAGTACAGCTTGTAGCTGGTGTAAGCACAGAATTGAAGAACGATCTAAAACAAGATTTACGATCCATGAACTCTGACATTCGACACATAACTGAAATAGTTAATGATGTCGAGGATAGACAAAAAGAAGATAATCGTGAACTTTTAGATGAGTTGAAATTACTAGAAGAAAACATAGACTTAAAAATTAACAAGGCATTGAACAATCCATTGAGTGATATGTCAGCAAAGGTGAAATAATGACAACAGCAGTAGCAAGAAAACAAGGCAACAGACCAAGCAAATACAAACAGTCTATCTTATCAGACTTGTTTGAAATGTTAGCAAGAGGTCAAACCATCCGTGAATGTTGCAAAGAACTAGATGTATCTTGGACTACTCTGAGACAGTGGATAAACAAAGACGAAAAACTTAACAAACAATACTTACAAGCAAAGCATGATAGCGTTTTATACACTATTGAAGATTTAGATACTTTGTTAGAACAAGCAAAAACAGATCCTAAATTAAATATGACTAAAGTTAAACTGTTAGAGATCATACAAAAAAATGTTCATTTCAAGGCTGGTAAACTAGCACCTAAGATTTTTGGTACAGAAAAACAAACTATGTCTATCCAAGACCAAAAGGGTAACGAGTTTAAGGTTGAGTGGTCTAAATGAACATAAATCTAAAAACACTTGCACCCTATCTAGTTATTGCTGCATCAATGCTGATAACTTGGGGTACATGGAGTCAGAGGCTTGAGGCAGTTGAAAAGAAAGCAGACTCTATTACACAAATGCAACAAGACATAGCTGTCATTAAGGAGAAGATAATTTGGATAGAGAACTATCTTTTATCTGACAAATAAATTGGAGTAAATATGTACGAAGATATAAAAGAAGAAATTATCAAACATGAAGGTAAGAGAAATAAGATTTACCTCGATCATTTGGGAAATGCCACAATAGGAATAGGGCATTTAGTTTTACCATCAGACAATTTAGAGGAAGGAGTAGAATATGAAGATGACAAAATTATGGAACTCTTTGAACAAGACTTTAGACAGGCTTCCATTGATGCACAAACTTTCATCGAAGGGCAAGATATTGATCCTCGTGCTTTTGGCTGCATTATTAATATGGCATTTCAGCTAGGATTACCTAGACTATCAAAATTTGTCAAATTTAAAGACTGTTTAATGAAAAAAGACTATGTATCTGCTAGTTCAGAAATGCTCGAGAGTCGTTGGGCAAAACAAACTCCAAACAGAGCAAACGAACTAGCAGAGATTATGAGGAGCATTGTATGATACAAATGTTAATTAAGCCTTTGTTAGGTGTAGCAACAAGTGCTGTATCTGGATATGTAGAAACTAAAAAAGCAAAAGCAGACCTTGCTTTGACTGAAATTAAAGCACAAAAGGCAATTAAAGAACAACAAATTCAAGGCAAAATTTCATGGGAAGCAAGTGCTGTCGATCAAATGAAAGGGAGCTGGAAAGACGAACTAATTTTAATATGCCTGTTAGTTCCAGCAGTGGCAGTATTTATCCCTGGTTGGACTCCACATATCAAAGCTGGATTTGAAGCCCTACATTCACTTCCTGATTATTATAAGCATCTCTTATATATCGCTTGTTCAGCGAGTTTTGGCATCAAGGGAGCAAAGGGTGCTATGGGTTTGATAACAAAAAAGAAATAATTTTTTATGGCTATTTATAAAGGTAGAAAAGTAAAATTAAACAAGCCCATGAGGGGTGATGTAAAAAAATTCAAAGTCTTTGTAAAAGATGGCGATAAGGTCAAGAAGATAAACTTCGGTGATAAATCTATGACCATTAAGAAAAACCAACCAGCTCGTAAGAAAAGTTATTGTGCGAGATCAGGTGGTATCAAAGGAAAGAACAACAAGTTATCTGCAAACTATTGGAGTCGCAGAGCTTGGGGTTGTTAAGGAAAGGATAAATTATGGCATACGGATATGGAAAAAAGACTAAGGTTATGAAACCTAAAAAGAAGAAAAAGACTAAATCAAAAAAAACTAAAAAGATGAGTTACTAATGCCTTTTTCAAAATACTCACCAAAACAAAAAAAATTAGCTAGAGTCGCACCACCTTTTAATAAAATCACAGGTGCAGACTTTAAAAAACTAAAATCAAAAAAAAGAAAGAAGAAAAAATAATGGCAACTAAATCAATCAAAGCTCCTAAAGGTTTTCACTTTATGAAGTCAGGCAATACTTATAAACTGATGAAACATGAAGGCAAATTCAAACCCCATAAGGGAGCATCACTATCAGCCAAATTTACAATACAAAAGAAACATAGCAAATGAGAAAAGGTCTTTATGCTAATATTCATGCTAAAAGAAAGCGTGGAGAAAAGATGAGAAAAAAAGGTGCAAAGGGATCACCTACAGAGGCTCAATTTAAAAGAGCAGCTATGACAGCAAAAAAAAATGGTAAAAAGAAAAAAAAGAAAGTTTAAAAAAGTACCTAAAACTAAAAAAGGTGTGCCAATAAAATATGTTGCTGGTGCTAAAAATCCAAAAGCTAGGGAGTCTGAGATTAAAAGAACTGCTAGGCTCTACAAAGAGGGTAAATTAACCCCAGCCATGATGGATAAAATTTCTAAGATGAGGAGTAAAGGCTAATGTCTAAATACAAAGGTATATCAGGATCTAGTAGATTCTCTAAATCAACTCTTGATAAAGTTTATAAAAGAGGATTAGGAGCTTATTATAGTTCAGGATCTAGACCAAAAGTTTCTGCTCATCAATGGGCTATGGGCAGAGTGAAATCTTTTGTTTCTGGTAAAGGTGGAGCAAGAAAAGCTGACTCAGACCTATTAAAAAAGAAAAAAACTAAGAAAAAATAATTATAAACTCTTAGTATGATTTTCTGATTTATCTGTTCTTAATTTAGAACAAAGACTTAATACTTCTTTTAAATCATTTTCAAAGCAATACCATTTATTACCCATAAAATTATTAATGATTGGGTTCTCAGGATCTTTCATTCTTATTTCTTTAATGTGATTTTGGATCGTTCTTTCGTGGCAATCAAATATTTGTGCTATATCTTTGTATGTATATATTTTGTTTGTCATTGAACTTCCATATCTCTAATTGGTATAATTCTTAAAGGTGTTTTATTTTTTCCCACATACATTATTTCACAACTAAAAGCCTTTTCTCTTGAAACTTTATAGGTGTTTGGATAAGTTAATTCACCATGTTTGTTTTTGTGAATAATCTTAACTATAGCTCCTTCCTTCCCAATTTTTCTCTCTGCTATACCTACACTTCCTCCGTTCTTCCACATAGGCTCTCTTATCTCTACAGTGTTCATACTTTTATTCCTTTCTCTTTAGTTGAAGTTTGCCAAGCTGATATGACTATCTGAGCATTTTCTCTTTTAATAAGATTGATAGTATCTGCTTTCATCTTCAACTCTAATTCCTTCAGATACTTATCCCATTCATCACTAGCTCTCGCATTTCGGTCTTGCTTACTAGACTGTGCAACACCATTTTGTTCTTCTTTTAGTTGTAGCTCTGCAAGTTTTTTTGCCTTCCATTCTTTCAACATTTCCTTATTGACTTTAGCCTGTACTACTTCCTCAACACTTTCTAATTGTATTAAGGCATCGCCAACCTTTTCCTCTAACTGATCTACAAGATTATTGGGAATGATCGCCATTTTTGTATTTTTCCTCCTCAATTCTAAGAATTTCTCTTAAGTTCTTAATGTAAAAGGTGTGGTTTACTTCCTTATCAGACTCAGCAGAATCATGGCAAAGTCGGCAGAGAGGAATTAAGTTTTCGTAATAATCTAAATACTTGCTTGAGCCTGAACCCCTATTTCGATAGTGATGAGTATCTACTGCAAAATCACCACAGTTTATACAAATTGCATCTTCAGGTATTTTCCAACCTCTACCTTTAAATAAATTTTTTGTATGTTCTCGCAATTCTAACATCTCCTCTCTCTCTTGTTCATCAAGAACCCATGATTTAAATGCTAGATTCATTTTTTGCCATTGAAGTAGTCAGCTCTTGACTGATTGATAGCACAACTAATCGCTATGGCTCTTTTGTTTTCTTGATCTAGTTCTTTTAAGTTTGGATATTCCTCCATCAAAGCAAATGCACGATCAATCAACTGTAAGTTTTTTTCAATCTCATTTGTTTGTATGTTTGAACCATAATTAAAATCTGTATTGTTTTGTTGTGCTTGTCCTTCAAATGGATCTACTCTTTTGTGTCCACCTGATATTTTTGGCATTTTTTTTACAAACTTTTCCATTTGAGCCACGGATATTTTGTATGGTTTATCGTGGTTTTGATCGTAAAAATCTTTTTGCACATCATTACATTCATTATAATTCACATCTTTTAGTGCCTCTTGCATACTTATATCTAGTTTTTCACTTGTCATTTTTATCTCCTTTTTTAAAACATCTTTCAATGATTGCATTATTGTCATACGCCTCCCTAAATAATTTGAATTGATCCCAACCAAGTGCTAGTTGTTCTGTTGTAAATTCTTTCAATTCAATTTTACTATTATTTTTTGGTAGTCTCACAATAATTCCTTTTTCAATTTGAATATCTTGATTTTCATGTATCAACCAACTGTAAGCTCCTAGTTGTATGATCGTGTCGGTGTAAATTCTTTTTCCTGTTTTAAAGTCTATAAGAATATGATTACCCTCTTTGTCTTTGACTAATAGATCAGGACAACCTCCATATTCATAAGACTCACTAACCATTTGTTTTTCTGTCCAAACAATTTCATAACTTTGTTTATCCCACCATTCTTTAAATTTGTTAAAAGCCTTTTGAACTTTCTTGTCATCAGGTATTTCATAATCTAATTCTAAAATATGTTTCTCAGCAAGATCATGGACATTTGTGCCTTGCTCACCAGCTTTATCTCTCTCTAATCTATAATCTTTCCCTTCTTTACCTAAATTCCATGCCCAATGTATTAATGCACTAGAGTTTTTAAATGCACCAATGACAGTAGTCGTTCCGACTACTAATTGACCACTATCTAACTTGTATGTTCCTGTTGGCATTTTTTATTCTTTGTTCTAATTTTTTTGATGCTTTATCAAAGCGTTCCATAACTTTTATGAATCTTTGAATATCTATTTTTTCTTTTGGATTTTTTTTCATCTCGCTTCCTTTCAACATGGCAGACTATGTTGCAGAAGTATTTTTGATATGCAACCAA